TCTGGCATCCCCCCCCGCGCACCACGGGAGGGGGTTGCGCGAGGGCGATCATCCGGCTCGCGCTGATCAATCTAGGGCTATTTGGTCGGTTCCAGAAAGCCGCGATTTTCCTTGTTTTTCGGCTCAGGAGGCGTGAAAAGTGCCTGTTTCGCCGCGAAAACCCGCCGAGAAACGACCGGTGTCACTGGTTGCTGCTACTGAGGCGTCTTTCGCGGCTGCTGAGCATCTGACTGGCGAGCATGCGGGTGCGATGAAGGCACTGTTGATGCTCGCGGCGAAGATCGACGCTTGGAATGTGATCGTTGTGTGGGCGAATGAGGATGCGGCTGATTCTGGTGGCCGTCCTCTTGTGCCTGCGAATGACAACGTGTCGATCAGCGCGTATTTGAAGGGCATGGAGCAGCTTGGTTTGACTCCGAGCGGTCGTGCGGCGTTGGACAAGGCGAAGCCCGCGCAGAAGGGGGCTGATGTTGTCCCCGAGGAAGACAAGCTCGCCAAGGTCGCAAGGCTCCGGGCCGTCTCTCGTTGATCCTCGTGACGGTTCGATCCATGACGAGTATGTGCATGCGGGCTGGGAGCTGCTGAATCCTGGTCGTCGTTATGGTTCGGCAACGCCGCGCATCTTCACGCCGCCTCTGCGCGAGTTGACGCCGGAAACGTCGTGGGGTTTCGAGCTGATCGACTTCGCGCGTGACGTGCTGGGTGTGGTGCTGGACCCGTGGCAGCGTTGGCTTGCGATTCACATGCTCGAACTGCGCGAGGATGGCCGGCTTCGGTTCGCGACGGCGATCATCCTCGTTGCCAGGCAAAACGGAAAATCGACCTTCGTTTCCGTCATGACGCTGTGGTTCATGATGGTGAAGGGTTGGCCGTTGACGCTCGGTACGGCTCAGGATTTGGGCACTGCCGAAGAGGTGTGGGAGTCCACGCTCGCGACGTTGCAGGACGATGAGGATCTTGCGCCGTTTGTTGAGAAGGTCATTCGCGTCAACGGCAAGAAAGAGTTTCGCCTCGCAACGCATGAGCGTTATGTGGTGAAGGCGGCGTCTCGTCGTGCTGGTCGTGGCATGTCAGCCAACTTGGTCATTTTGGACGAGTTGCGTGAGCAGCAGACGTGGCAGGCGTGGGCTGCTGTGACGAAGACGACGAACGCGCAGGAGAACCGCCTCATCGTGGGCATGTCGAATGCCGGCGATTTGACGAGCGTGGTCCTTCGCCATTTCCGGTTGAAGGCTCATGCGGCGATCGGTGACCCGGACGGCATTGTGTCGGCTGCGGGTGATGCGGCGTTGACTGCTCCGACTGTTGCTGACGTTGATCCCGAGGATGCGGAGGACGCGGAGTTCTTCCTCGACGAGATGGAGATCGACGAGGACACTCTGTTTCTTGCGGAGTGGTCGGCGGCTCCGGGGTGTGAGAAAACGGATCGGAACGGTTGGGCTCAGGCGAATCCGTCGCTTGGTCATCGTATGCGGATGGGCACGATTGCGTCGCAGTTGGATGATCCGGATTGGGTGTTCCGTACTGAGGTGTTGTGTCAGTGGGTGGACAGCATTCTTGATGGCCCGTTTCCTGCGGGTTCGTGGGAGAAGGGCACGAACACTCCGGTTGCTCAACCTGATGGTTCGTTTGTCGCGTCGGATGATGACCGGATTGTCGGTGACCTGGCGGTGTGCGTCGATGTGTCTACTGACCGTTCGATGACGTATGTGGCGGTTGCTGGTAAGCGTCGTGACGGTATCGATCAGGCGGGTGTTGTCGCTTATCGTGCGGGGACGGATTGGGTGAAGTCGTATCTGATGTCGGATGCGTCGTTGCGAGGCCGTATCAAGTCAGTGACGGGTCAGTGGAATGGCGCCCCGGTGTCTCCGCTGATTCGTGAGCTCGCGGCTGCGTTCGCTGATCCGGGCGACAAGTTCACGATTCCGGTTGTGGAGTGGTCGGGCGCGGATCTGATGGGTGCGTGTGCGATCGGTTTTGATGCGGTTCGTGATGTGACGGTGCGGCATAACCCGCAACCGGTTCTGGATGCGGCTGCGGCGACGGCTTCGATGAAGACGTTGGGTGATGGGTTCGTTCTTGATCGGAAGAACTCGTTTTCTGATGTGGCGCCGTTGATGGCGTTTATGGGTGCGTTGTGGTTGCACCGTCGTCGAAAGCCGTCTGCGAGGCCGGCTCCGTTGCCGCCTTCTGTTGTGCGCTCGAGTGATTCGGGTGGTTCTACGGGTTCGCTGACTGGCGACCTGCAATCGATCAGTTTCTAGGGGGTCGCTATGGCGTCTGAAACGCCAGTCCCCTCGGGAGTCAAGGGTTATACGGTCGATTCGGCTTCGTGGTGGTGGGCGTATGACGAGCACGAGCCGTCGCCTGAGCTTCGGTGGCCTCGGAACATTGAGGTTTACGACCGGATGCGGCGGCAGGATGCGCAGGTTGCGTCCGTTTTGAGGGCTGTGACGTTGCCGATTCGTCGGGTGACGTACCGGATTGATCCTGCTGGTGCTCCTGCTCGTGTCGTGAATCAGGTCGCCGACGACTTGGGACTCCCGATTGTTGGGAAGCCGAACCGCAAGGTGAAGGACACGCCCTTCAACTTCGGCGAGCACGTGCGTTTGGCGCTGCTCAAGCTGGTGTTCGGGTTTTCGTACTTCGAGAAGGTTTTCGATGTGCGTCCGGACGGCCCGAACGGTGCGCTGGTGGCGCATTTGGCTGATCTGCAGTGGCGTCCTCCGCGCACGATTTCCGAGGTTGATGTGAACTCGGACGGCACGCTGAAGATGGTTCACCAGTGGGGCATTTTCGGTCAGGAAGCCGTCGCGATGGAAGCGTCACGCCTCGTCGCATACGTGAATGACCGTGAGGGCGGCAACTGGCTCGGTCAGAGCATGTTGCGGCCGGCGTATAAGTACTGGTTGCTGAAGGACCGCATGCTGCGGGTTCAGGCGCAGGCGGTTGACCGTAACGGGCTTGGTTTCCCGGTGTACAAGAACGCTGCCCCCGCTGAGGGTTTGGCTCGTGAAGAGGCCGATGAGCGTCAGCGGGTTGAGCGTGAGGCCGGGGAGCGGTTGGCTCGTAGTGCCCGGTCTGGTGACAATGCGGGTGCTGCGTTGCCGAACGGTGCGAGCTTCGAGTTCGTTGGTGTGACGGGTGAGCTGCCGGACGCGTCGGTGCCGATCAAGTATTACGACGACCAGATTTCCGCTGCGGTTCTTGCGCACTTCCTGAACCTCGGGAACAACGGAACTACGGGTTCGTATGCGCTGGGTGACACGTTCGAGAACTTCTTCACCATGTCGTTGCAGACAGTGGCGCAGGAGTTGGCGGACGCGTTCACGGATCAGGTCATCGCTGAGATTGTGCGGCTGAACTATCCGGACGGTACGGGAATCCCGCGTCTGACGTTCGACGAGATCGGGTCGAAGCACAACGCGACGGCCCAAGACCTGTTCCAGCTCAAAACGGGTGGTGTCATCACGATGGATGACCCGCTCGAGGAGTCGATTCGTAACGCATACGGTCTGCCGCCGATGGACCCGTCCACGGCACGCACCGAAGCGAACGACCTCGCGAAACAAGCCGCAGCAGCCTCGGGCGCGGATGGCTCCGACGATCCCACACAGGACTCACCGCCTGACGACAACTCCCCGGATGGAGGGAACGACTCATGAGCGGTAAGCCGAAACGGAATCCGTTTGGTCTGCCTCAGGCGGTGAACCCGGAATGGTTCCGGGTCGAGCCGAAGGCGCAAGCGGATGACGGCACGTCCTCCGCGAACGTGTATGTGTACGACGCGATCGACCCGTGGTGGGGACTCGACCCGCAGGAGTTCGTACAGGCGATCGATTCGCTCGATGTGGATCAGATCAACTTGTATGTGAATTCGCCTGGTGGGTCGGTGTATGGGGCTCAGGCGATGACCGCCGCGCTGCAGCGGTCGCCGGCGAACATCACCGCATACGTGGACGGTCTCGCGGCGAGCGCGGCATCGTTCCTGATCACCGCCGCCGATGAGGTGGTCATGGCTCCGGGTGCGGAGATCATGATCCACGACGCTTTGACGATCACGTACGGCAACGCGTCGGATCACGAGAAGTCGATGACGCAGTTGAATCGGCTGTCTGACACGATCGCGGGCCAGTACGCGGCGAAGGCGGGCGGTGATCCTGCCGATTGGCGTCAGATCATGCAGGGCGAGCAGTGGTATTCAGCTCAGGAGGCCGTTGACGCTGGGCTCGCTGACCGTATCGCTGACAACGACGACGAAGAGGACGCCGAGCAGGCGTTCGACTTGTCGATGTTCGCGTTCGCTGGTCGTTCGCATGCCCCCGACCCGGCAATGCCGCACCGCGAGAAGCGCAAGTCGCTTCCGGCGCGTCTTGTTGCCGCTTTGACCGGCTCACCAAAGCCAAGTAAGCGTCTGGCCGAGCCAGATGACACCCAAGAAAAGGAGGTCGGACGTATGCCCGACATCAAGAAGGTGACTGATCGGCTCGGACTCGCAGCCGAGGCCACGGAGGACGAGATCGTGAACGCGATCGAAGCCCTCGCCACCCCGAAGCCGCCGACTCTGCCCGAGGGCATGCGCGTCGTTGACAGTGCCGTGTTCGAGCAGCTCCAGGCTGACGCCATCGCGGGCCGCGAGGCGCGTCAGGAGCAGGTTCAGAACCGTCGCAAGCAGGTCGTGGATTCCGCGATCACCGAGGGGAAGATCCCTGCCGGTCGCCGCGACCACTACCTCGCGCTGATCGACGCGGATGAGGAAGGCATCACGGACCTGCTGAAGAGCATTCCCGCGAACACCATCCCTGTCGCGCCGAAGGGCAACGGCGGTTCGGTTGACGACTCGACCGACGAGGACGTTCGCGCCGTCGCCCTGTACAACAAGTTCCGCCCGTCGTTCAAGAAGATCGCTGAGGAGGCGTGACCATGGCTGACTACACCCCCCTGTACCGTCCCGGTAAGGACGTCACTTACACCGCCGCTTCCGCGATCACTGCTGGCCAGCTGGTGGAGATCACCACTGACCTCACCGTGCAGCCGGCCGGCGCCGCGTCGACGAAGTACGTCGGCATTGCCCTGTTCGATGCCCCTTCGGGCGGCATTGTGACCGTCGAAGCCGGTGGCGTTCAGCGTCCGACCGCTTCGGGTGCGATCGCTGCAGGCGACCGCGTGCAGACCGCCGCTAACGGGCAGGTCGCCACTGGCACCACTGCTCCCATCGGAACCGCGATTGCTGCCGCCGCGAGCGGCGCCGTCGCCCTGATCAAGCTCGACCGATAGGAGGACGAGAACCATGGGCTACACCTACCCTGCTCCCGCTGTACAGGTCAGCGGGACCACTATCGAGATTTCGGAGTTCCTGCGGAACCCGATCCTCATTCGCCGCGCTCTTCAAGACATCACTGCTGAGGGTTTCATCGCGGACTACCTTCTGCCGGCCCGTTACCAGGCTGTCGGCGGCACGCTGCTGTACGAGACCGGTGAGGAAATCTTCCCGAACGACACGCCGACGGCTGTCGCTCCGGGTTCTGAGTTCCGTCTGACCGGTTTCACGCAGGGTCAGCTCGCTGCGGCGTACTCGGTCAAGTGGGGTCTGGACGCGCTGGTCACCGATGAGGCGATCTCGCGTCTGAACTTCGACCCGGTGAACCGTGGCCTGCTGAAGCTCGGCAACGGCATGATCCGTCAGGTTGACTCCGTGGCGCTTGGTGTCATCGCATCGAAGACCACGCAGACTGTCGCGGCCGGCGCCGCGTGGACGAGCGCGGAGCAGATCATCACCGATGTTCTCGCTGCTGTCGCGTCGCAGCAGGTTGCGAACCTCGACTTCGGCACCTACGACTACGACACGGTTGTTCTCACGCCGACGCAGTTCGCGAAGGTTGCGACGTACTTCCTGACGTCGAACCTTCTGCCGCGTGAGGCGACCGGTAACGAGGTCATCTCTGGTGTCCTCGCCGGTTACCTGGGCCTGAACTGGGTTACGTCGAAGTACACGCCGGTCTCGAACCCGTTCATCCTCGACCGGAACCAGCTCGGCGGTATGGCTGACGAGCAGATCCAGTCGCCCGGATACGGGACGGTGCCGAACAACACGGCGCCTGGTATCGAGGCTAAGTCGCTGCGTGACGACGACGAGGAGCAGTGGCGTCTGCGTTGCCGCCGCGTCACCGTCCCCGTGGTTCGCGACTACCGTGCAGCGTTCGAGATCACCGGAACTGGTCTGTAGGAGGGGTCTGAATGGCCGACAAGGAAGTAACCGAGAAGGACGTCAAGGGCAAGACTTTCGTCGCGAAGGCTGAAGCGATTGTCGTCAACGTTGGCAAGCGCACCGAGCACTACATCTACAAGCACGGCGTCGTTCCGGCTGAGGTTGAGGCGGCAGAGCTTGTTCGACTGTTCCGCCGCGGTCTTGTGACGGAGAAGCCTGCTGACGTGCCGGCTGCGGAAAGTGCTGCGCCTCAGGCGTAGCTGATCGGAAGGGGGATGCCATGGGAATGTGGGCTACAACTCAGGATGTTGCCGCGCCGTGGCGTCCCCTTTCCGACGCTGAAACTGCGCGCGCTGATGCTCTGATCGATTCTGTCGAACGGGCTATCAGGCGCACATGGCCGAATGCGCTGGCGCGTATCGGTCAGCCGACGCCGCCCGTTGGGGATGGTATCGACCCTGGCGACGTGAAGGACGTCGTTGCCTGGTCGGTCATTTCGATCCTCGCTGCGGGCGACGTTGATGACATTCCGATGAACGCAAAGGCGTACACGGTAGTGTCCGGTCAGGAAACCGTGACAGTGACCCTTGATGCTTCCGCGTCGGGCACGTTCCTCACATTCCTGCCGTGGATGGTCGACGTGTTCGAGGATGCGGCGTCGTCTGCGGATTCGACTATTCCGGTGCCATCTGGTGGGGCTCAACCGTCGCAGCTTGGGTTTTCGGATTGGCTGATTCACGAGCCGGGTGATCCGCGTTTCTACGATCGGCGGTACTGGTGAGCATTCTCCATAAAGAGACGCTGACGCTCAATACGAACGTTGAAGGCGAGCCTGATGAGGACGGCCTGCCGACGTACACGACGAGCTCGGTCGACTACGCGGGTTTCAACGTTCAGCCGGTCATTTCGACCAGGGCAACCGAGGGCATGACGGACGAGTTGTTGGTCACGAAGCGGTACAAGGTTTCCGGGCCGCAGATTCCCAACATTACGGCGGCGTCGTGGATCACATGGCGTGGGCAGAAGTTCAAGCCGTGGGGTGACCCGACGCCGTTCTATACGGGTCCGATTCCTCATGCCGAGTTTTTGATGATCGCTTGGAGTGGATGATGGCTTCCCGCGTTGTGGTCGACCCGGAGTCGTTGGATGCGGCTGCTGATTCGCCTCAGGTGTTGGCGGCGTTGAGAGCGAAGGCGGAACGGATTCTGCCGACCGCGCGTCGATTGGCGATTGCGGCGGGTGCGACGGATTTCGCTAACGCGTTGCGGCTCGAGGTTGGACGCCGGCCCGGTACGAAGGTGCATGGGGCGCATAAGTTCAAGCGACCGTACGCGCGCGTTATCGCCGGTTCCGAGGACGCTGAAGCGCTTGAGTATGGCGATAAGGGCGTGTCGAAGCAGGCGATTCTTCGTCGGGCTATGAACGCATGATCGTCAACGGTTCGTGGCCGAATGTTGAGAAGCTTCTGGTCGCATGGTTGAAGGATAAGTGCGGTGTGACGGTGTATACGGAGTTGCCGTCGACGCTCGATTCCGTTGTCCCGTGCTTGCAGGTTGATCGTTTTCCCGGTGGTCACGGTGAGGTGTATGACAAGGCGTTCAACGTGGACGTTACGGCGTGGGGTGCTACTCGCGCTGACGTGTGGCCGTTGGTTCAAAAGGTCGAGGTTGCGATGATGCAACTGAATTCGAACGGCAACGATACCGGTTTCATTGACGAGGTTGTGGAGCTGAATTCGTTTGGTGACGTGTCGTACGCGGATTTGAATGTTCGTCGCGCGGTTGGTACATACCAGTTGACTGCTCGGCCCGCTAAGTAAGCAGCGAGGTTCTACCCCCAATTTCAGTGGTCGTTTCGACGACACCGACCAGTCATGGCGCGACCCCGATTCCCTTCAACCCGAAAGGCTAGCCGTGCCGTATCCTTCCGACGTCGTAACGCGTAACGTGATCATCATGGGCGGTGTACTCGAGTCCGACGCGCCGCTTCAGTTCAAGGGCAAGATTGTTGCCTCGCGGACTCTTGTGCACCTGCCTGACGGGAAGGAGTTCACGAATAGCGGCGTGCAGGTCACGTCAACGGCCGTGGGCATAGAAGCATCCGTCGCGCTGCCGTGCACAGACCTCGCCGTGTGGGGTGACGGCAAGGGTGGCGTCATCGACGTCAGCAACGGCAAGCAGTCTCACGTCTACACCATCTCTGGTTCCTGGCTCGACGCGAACGGGACGGTCGTCGCGCAGCTGGCACCGTTCTCGTTCCCGCTGCCCCAGGGCAACGGTTCCGACGTGAGCCTCGGCGACCTCATCCCGTCCACGTCGGCCGGCGGCGCGACGATCCTGATCCCCGACGAGTGGTCGGCTCAGGTCACAGCAGCTCAGGCTGCTGCTTCGGCGGCCGAGGCCGCCGCGCAGAGCGCGTCGACCGCGTCGGACTCGGCGGTGAAGGCACTGATCGCGAATCCGGGGTCGCAGACCGCGACGGAACTAAACGCCACTTTTGTCGCGTTCCGTAACCATGACGGCACGCCCGTCGCAGCCCCGAAAGTCGTGGTCATCACGCTCACCGAGGACGGCACGGATATCGACAACATCGCGGTTTACGCGAACGAGAGTGAGGTCGGCCAGTGAGCTACATGAAGGACTCCGCCGCGTCGCGTCTCGACAGCTTCGACCCGCGCCGCGACGTGCGAGGCCTGCTTGGCTGGTGGGACGCCTCGACGCTCACTGGCACGAACGGATCGCCCGTGCTGACGTGGCCCGACAGTTCGGGTCTGCGCAACGACGCGGCAGCATCCTCCGCCGCCACCGCGCCCACCCTCAACGCGACCGGGCACAACGGCCACCCGACGCTCGCATTCACGTCCACTCAGATGCTCACGGCGCAGAGCTTCGCGAACCGCTGGGACCTGCCCGCCGTCGCGCAGCCGGTGACCATGTTCGCGGTCGTGAAGGCAAGCTCCACCGGCCCGACAAACGCTGCTCGCGCTATCGCCGCGTCCGCGACATCGGGTGGACAGGCGGGCCTGTACATCGGGTCGGCGCAGTCGCTCGCAATCTCAGGCGCCAACGGCAGCTACGGCTCAAGCCACGGGGGCCGAACGCTCAACGACGACACCTGGCACGTCGTCACGGGCAGGCTCGGCGCGAACGTCGGCACGAACGGCTTCGGAGAGACGCTGGTTGATGGCTACATGACCGCCGTCGCAGTCACATCGGACCACGGCACGAACCCGATCGGCGCGCAACTGAACATCGGGGCGGTCGGCGGCTCGTACTTCCCCCTCGTCGGGGAAATAGCGGAAATCCTCATCTACAGCGGGGCGATCAACGACCGCGAGATCGACCGGGTGAACGCCTACCTCTCTACCAAGTGGGGAACGCCCGCGACTCCGCAGCATCACGGAGTCGTCTCGCAGGACATCACCGACGCCAACGGGCAGGCGATCCGCCTGTTCTACGCGCCTGCCAAGCGTGCCGCGTCAATGCCGCTCGTGATCGACAACCACCAGCAGAGCGGCACGGACGCCATCGTGCCGGGGTACTACGCCTACCCGATGATCTACGAACTCGCCAACGCGGGATTCGTGGTGGCCGTGCCGACCAACCACGGCACGGATTCATGGTCGAACGACAGCGCGTGCGGCGACCAGACAGCCGCGCGTACCGCCGCCGCCACAACCCTCGGCATCACCGTCAGCGCGACCGTCCTCGTCGGCCAGTCGATGGGCGGCTGTCTGTCTGTGATCGCGGCGAAGGAAACACGCCTGCCCGACCTCAAGGGCGTCTACCTCGTCGATGCCGCCGTGAACCTCCAATGGATGTACGCGAACGGATACTCAAGCTCGATCAACACCGGCTTCGGCATCACGTCCGCGTCGAGCATCCCAGTGGGGAAAGACCCGTGCACGCTCACGTCGTCGGCGCTCCCTCAGGGCATCAGGTGGCGTGCTACCGCCTCGACAGCGGACACCACCGTCTCCAAGACGAACAACATCGACCTGCTCGCGCCGATCATCGCGGGGGCTGCTCCGCTGGAATGGACCGAGCTCTCACACCCCGGCGTTCACCTCGCCACCGAGGCGTTCCTGCCCGACGACATCGTGGCTTTCGCCAAGAGGTGCGTCGGCGCGTAGACCGTCACAATCCGCCTGATTTAGTCGCACTCACCGCCAACACCTAGACCCGCTCACCAACCCCAACCCCGGCTAACCAGTCGGGGTTTTTTCATGCCCGCGCGTCGGGCAATCGCTCTCTCTCAGGAGGAAAAAGATGCCTGACGTTATCTCCCAGCAGGTAGACAACGCGCTCTACGTTCACAAGCACGGCAACGCGATCATCGCAATCGCGGACTACGCAACCGCCGTCCCGACCACGTTCTTCAGCAGCACCGACGGGCTCCCGTCCGCACTGCCGACCGGGTTCAAGGTCATGGGTTACGTCACAACCGACGGTTTCACCCAGGCAAACAACATCTCCTCGAACGACACGCAGATGCTTCAGAGCCTCGACCCGGTGCGTTCCGACATGGAGTCGCTGGTCAAGACCCTCAAGGTGAGCTTCGGTGAGGCTTCCGCGTGGGTCAACAGCATCTTCTCGGGCCTGCAGGTCGCGGACTGGGCGGCGACGAACTCTGACGTGTACTCGATCGACGAGGGCGGCACGTCCGAGTTCCCGTACTACCGAATTCTGCTTCTCACGCAGGACGGTGTTGGGTCGGGCGCCTGGTACCACGTCGAGTTCGCGTACCGGGCGAAGGTCACCGACCTTGGCGACCGCACACTTTCGCGTTCGGATTCCGAGTCGTACGAGACGACGTTCACGTGCTACCTCGACCCGGCCGTGAACAAGTCCTACACGAAGGCGTCCTCGCGGGCGATCGCGCAGGGCTCGTAACAAGACCAGGCGCCGGCGTGTTGGTGAGCCACGTCGGCGCCTGTTTCACCCCCGCTCACCGAAACCTCACCTAGTTCAAGGAGTCTCACCATGGCTGCACAGCCCCAGGATCACCAGGAACCGCGTTCGGTTCGCCGCAGTGTCCGTTTCGACCGCGAGAAGCTTCTGCGGCAGTACGAGGAGAAGTCGGGCAAGCCGACGCAGGTTGAGTTCGAGCAGGGCGGGAAGGTGTTCACGTTCCCGGTCCCGCAGTGGTTCAACGACGAGCAGACGGAAGCTCTGTCGCAGATTGATCAGACGGACATCAAGGGTCAGGCGCGTATTGCGCTCGGTGACCAATACGACGAGTTCATTGAGGCCGGCGGTCAGGCGATGGACATTGCTCGCGTGTTCCTCGCTCTCGCTGAGGAAGATGACGTTGACGTTGTGAACGGAACCCCTACCGGGCGGTAGACCTACTCGCGGAGTATCCGGAAGAGATCGAAGCCAGTCTGATGCAGGCGTATGGCGGCGATCCTCTTGAGGATTACTTTCAAGGCAGGATCACGCTTCGCAAATTGCGGGTGATGATCCAAGGTCTACCACCAGATTCGCCGTTGGGGCGCGCGCATAACGGGTCATATTGGCTTGACGCCGAGTACCTGTTGCGCGATACGGCAATGTCTTTCAGAACGTTCCTTGCGATGTTCTGGAAAGCGAATTTTCAAGGCAACCCGCCGAAGGTCGATGTTATCCCGGTTCCGTCTACGGGCGAGTCGGTTCAGTCGCGCGCGGAAGCCGAGTACGAGGCGCAGCATCGCGTCGAAATGGACGCGTTGATGCTGCGCATTGATCCGAATAAGTGAACACGTGACGGAGGTCTGTGATGGCCGGTTCCGTCGCGTATATCGAGGTTATCCCGTCGCTGAAGGGGTTCGCGCAGCTTATTACCGCGCAGGGCACGACGGCGGCGAAGTCTGCGGGAGCGAAGGCGGGTCAGTCGTTCACGCAGGGCCTCACTGCGGGTCTTGAGGGTGCGACGAAGGCCGCTCAGGCGGCGGTTGATGAGTTGACCACCGCCTCAGCCAAAGCGTCGGCGCAGATCAAGCGTGAGTCGGCAAATATCGCTGCCGCGCGTAACGCTGAGAAGGCTGCCGCTCTTGGTGTGCAGGCTGCGGAGCAGAAGCTCGCTGAAGCGCGTGAGAAGCACGGTGCCACGTCGTCTCAGGCGCTCAAGGCGGAACAGCAACTCACGTTGGCTCAGGGAAAGTCTGAGCAGGCTGCCCTGAAGGTCACGGCGGCGACGGATCAGATCAGCGCCGCCTATGAGCAGCAGAAGGTCGTTACCGGGCAGCTTGCTACGGCGCAAACGGATCTCGAGAAGGCGCAACTGGCGGCGAATTCGGGTTCTGCGAAGCTCGCGAAGGGTCTCGGCGCGGCGGAGTCGTCTGTCACGTCGATGGGTTCACGTATCGGCGGCCTCGTCAAGTCGATGGGTTCGATGGCGGCGTTCTTCGGCATGTTCGCTGCGGCTGAGGGCGTGAAAGCGGCCGTCGAGTCGGCGTCGAAGTTTCAGTCGTCGATGACTCTTCTGGTCACAGCTGGTGGTGAGGCGGCTTCTGCTCTGCCGGCCGTTGCTACCGGCATTCAGAACATTGCGAAGTCCACCGGTACGTCGACGGAGCAGCTCGCCGAAGGCATGTACACGATCGAGAAGGCCGGCATCCGCGGCGCTTCCGGTCTGAACGTGCTGAAGGCGGCTGCTCAGGGTGCGGCAGCCGAGTCGGTCGATCTCGGCACGATGACGAACGCGCTCACGAGCATCATGCGTTCGTACAACCTGCCGGCATCTAAGGCTGTGACGGTCACGAACGAGCTCGTGGCGGCGTCGGGTGCGTCGAAGACGACGATGCAGGAGTTCGCCGGCTCGCTGTCCACAGTTTTGCCGGTCGCGTCCGCTGCGGGTATCTCGTTCGCTCAGGTGGGTGGCGCGATCGCCACTCTGACGTCGCATGGAACGTCAGCGGATGAGGCGACGCAGGAACTTGCGAACACGATCCGCAACCTGCAGGCACCGAATCAGGTGGCTCAGAAGGCGATGCAGCAGCTCGGCCTGTCCGTCAACGACGTGACAACGAATCTCGGCAAGCGTGGCCTGTCGGGGACCATCGACCTGATCACGCAGGCGATCTCGTCGAAGCTCGGCCCGCAAGGCACTGTGCTTATCGACACGTTCAAGAAGTCGCAGTCGGCGTCTCAGGACCTGAACGTGATGCTCGGCAAGATGCCGTCGAGCCTCCGGACGCTCTCGCAGTCGTACTTGAGCGGTCAGACGTCGCTGAAGGAGTACCGGACTGCGATCCGCGACATGGGTTCGCAGGGTTACGCGATGGGGTCGCAGTTCTTGTCCCTCGCAGGACAGGCGCAGGGCTTCAACAACTACCTCCGTTCGGGTCAGCCGGCGGCGCAGACGTACACGGCGCAGTTGAAGGCGATGCTGGGCGGCGCGACGGGCCTGAACACGGCCCTGATGCTGACTGGCGGCTCGAGCGCGACGTTCGCCAGCAACATCGCGAAGGTCGCGGCGGCTGCGAAAACGGGCGGCGCGAACGTGTCGACGTGGGCGGCGACTCAGGCGACGTTCAAGGTTCAGATGGACAAGCTGAGCCAGTCGTTCGCTGTGACAGCTCAGCAGGCGACGACGAAGCTGCTGCCGATCTTCACGCAGATGGCGCAGGGCGTTCTCGCGGCGACGCAGAAGGTCAGCGGGTTCATTGCCGCGAACAAGTCGTGGCTTGGTCCTTTGACGGTGGGACTGCTCAGCGCATACGCGGCGTTCAAGCTCGTCGGTGTTGGCGTTGCCGTGTTCAACGGAGTTTTGAAGGTCGGTGAAGCGCTCGGCTTCACGTTCACGGCGATGACGAAGGGCATGAAGGCGGCGATGGTCGCCTACAAGATGGCGACCGTTCAGGCGACCGGCGCTCAGGAAGCGTTGGATGTCGCGGAGGACGCTAACCCGTTCGGTGTGATCGCGCTCGCGATTGAGGTCGTCGTTGCGGCGCTCGTCGCGCTCACGGTCGGCGTGATGTACGCATACAACCATTGGACGTGGTTCCGCACGGGTGTTCAGGCGGCGTGGAAGGGCATCCAGGTCGCGGCGTCATTCGCGTGGAACAACGTTCTGAAGCCGACGTTCGCGGCGCTTTCGGACGGGTTGACGCAGATCGGTCAGGGTGCGACGTGGTTGTGGCAGCATGCGATCACGCCCGCGTTCGACGGAATCGTCGACGCGATCAACTGGGTGAAGACGGCCGCTAAGGATGTCGGAAACGCGTTCGCGGTGTCGTGGAACGCGATCGGTGTTGCGGTTTCGTGGTCGTACAAGTCGATCATCAAGCCGGTGTTCGATGCGTTCGCGCAGGGCGCGCAGCAGATCGGCACGGCGATGTCGTGGCTGTATACGAACATTTTCAAACCGGTGTTCGCGGGCATCGGCGCGGTCCTGACGTGGTTCTGGGACACGTACGTTGCAGTGTTCACGCTCATCGCGGTGGTTATCCGCGATGTGGTGGGTGCCGCCGCGCTATGGCTGTGGCGCAACGTGTTCGTGCCGGCGTTCAACGGCATCTCGAGCGCGGCTCAGTGGGCGTGGAACAAGATTCTTTCGCCCATCCTGACGGCGCTTTGGAACGCGTTGAAGATGGTCGGAAGTTGGGGTGTCTGGTTGTGGCAGAACGCGATTGTTCCCATGTGGAACGGTATTGTCGCGGCCTCTCAGCTCGCGTGGAACAAGGTCATCCTTCCGATCGTGACGGCGTTCTGGAATGGCCTGAAGACCATCGGATCGTGGGCTGTCTGGTTGTGGCAGAGCGCGTTCGTTCCTGCGTGGAACGCGATCAGTTCGGCGGCGCAGTGGGCGTGGGCGAAGGTCATTCATCCGACGTTCGCTGCCGTGTGGGGTGGCCTGCAAACCATCGGGCATTGGGCCTCATGGTTGTGGAAGAGCGTCATCGTGCCGGTGTGGGACGGTATCGGGTCGACGATCTCCGGGTTCTGGAAGAACACGGTGAAGCCCGCGTTCGACGCGCTCGGCGGATGGCTGTCCAAGACGGGCCCGAAGCTGTTCGACGGATTCAAAGATGCCGTCAAGACGGCATGGAGTGGCATCAAGACTGCGTTCACGGTTCCGGTCAAGTTCGTCATCAAGACCGTTATTGATGACACGCTCATCGACGGGTTCAACAAGGTCGCAGTTGCGGTCGAAGGCAAGAATAACGCCAAGACGATCCAACCGATTCCGTTGCCGAAGGGTTTCGCGGGCGGCGGTGTGCTGCCCGGTTATCAGTCGGCGAAGCGTGACGAGCTGATGGTTCCGATGCGCAAGGGCGAAGGTGTGCTCGTGCCGGAAGTGGTGCGGGCTCTCGGTCCGGGGTTCGTGAACGCGTTGAACAAGGCCGGCAACTCCGGTGGTGTTGGCGGTGTGCGGAAGCTCGCCGGCTTCGCCTCCGGTGGTGTCGTCGCGGACGCGTGGGATTGGACTACGAACGCGGCGAAAGTTGCGGCTTCGGTGCTGTCGAATCCGGGCGTGGCGATCAGTTCGGCGCTGAACGGTGTTCTTGGCAAGATTCCCGGCGCTGGGTCCGCTCTGGACTTGGCTAAGGGCGTCGGGTCGTCGCTTGTGAGCATGGCTCGGAGCGCGTTCACGTCACTGTTCGGCGGTAAGGGCTCGAGCGGGGGCGGTTCGGTCGCTAACCCGACCGGTTCGGGTGTCACCCGGTGGACTGCGGACGTGATCAAGGCGCTGGCGGCGAATGGGCTGTCGACGTCTACGGCGATGGTTCAGAAGGTGCTCCGGCAGATTCAGACGGAATCTGGCGGCAACCCGACGATCAAGCAGCAGATCACGGACATCAACTCGATCGAGGGCCATCCGGCTCAGGGTCTGATGCAGACGATCCCGTCAACGTTCGCCGCGTACGCGTTCCCCGGTCACGGGAACATTCTGAACGGTTACGACAACCTGTTGGCTGCCCTGAATTACGCGAAGCACGCGTATGGGCCGTCACTGTCGGCGCTGGGTCAGGGTCACGGTTACTCGACTGGTGGTGTCGTCGGGTTGTACGACAACGGCGGCATGTTGCCGACCGGACTGTCTGTCGTCGCGAACAAGACGGGTTCACCGGAACCCGTTCTCACACCGCAGCAGTGGAAGCTACTCGCCCCGCAGTCCGGTCACGGCCGCGCGGATCAGCGAACCATGCATTTCCACAATTACGGGCGCGAGTTCGGGCCACGCGAGTACATCGCCGCTGAACGCCAGATCGACGCGCTCCGGTAACAAATCGAGGGGGAGGGTCGAATGACCGATCCGAGTTCGGCCCTTCCCCGAGATGACTCACGGCTCCTGTATTTGGAGTCGTTGGACGGGTCCGTTTCGATCCCGTTGAACGTTGACGCGGAACATTTGCTTCTGCCTGGTGCGACGGGCCTGGATTTGCCGCCGCTGTCTGTGGTGACCGCGCAGACGCCCGGTATTCCGGGTACGTGGTTGCAGGAAGTGGACGTGTTGCAGCGGCCCGTGTTCCTGCCGCTCGAGTTCACGTCCGAAACGTCGCAGGCTGATTTCTTCGACACGCTTGCCGCGTTGCGCGGTGTTGTCGCCGGGTGGGAGCAAGTGACGCTCGGTTCGACGGGCACGTTCCGTCTCCGCGTCACGTCAGCGTCCGGGGAACGCGTGCTGACGGTCGTGTACTCGTCGGGCATGGAGGGATCGTGGGGTTCCGGTGATGGCGGCACGAAATGGCAGAAGTACGGCTTGAACCTCATCGCCGTCGACCCGTACTGGCGGGCGCCCGAGGCAACGCAGGTTGTGTTCACCGCGCAGGCACCGAACCCATTCATCACGTCGTCGGCCGGAACCACGTACCCGTGGCCGCGTCAGATCATGTCGGACTTCTCCGTCATCGGTGCCGGGATGCCGGTCACCGTGGGCGAGATTCCCGCATGGCCGGTCATCGAGGTCGACGGTCCGTCGTCTGCGCTCGAGGTGGTGTGGGCAGGCACGAACATCAACGTCTCCGCGCTGACCACCGGTCAGACGTTGCTGCTGAAAACCGACCCGCGTGGCCGGTCAGCGCGCATCAACGGTCAGCCCGCATGGTCCGCGATCTCGATGAGTTCGGTGATCTCGGCTCTGCCTCCCGGTGATTCGGAGATCGATATTGCCGGGTCGCCGCAACGCGTCTCGCTGACATGGACCCCGGGCTTCAAGTCCGCCTGGTAACCCCCGCTTTCTGTTTCCCCTTCTCTGGATTGGAACCACGATGACGTTCAACCCTTCTGTTCACCTCGCTGGCGTTGAGGCGTCCGCGATCGCGTCCGATGTGAGTGCCGGCGGTTCGCTGAATATTTACACCGGCTCGAAGCCGGCCACGCCGGAAACAGCGGCGAGCGGCACGCTGCTCGTCACGATCCCGCTGTCCTCGTTCACGGCGTCTGGGAACGTGCTCACGTCGAACGACCCGGCGCAGGTCAGCCCTGTAGCGGCCGGCACGGCGGGTTGGGCGCGTCTGCTGAAGTCGGACGGAACGACCGTTGAGGGCGACATGGACGTCACCGCGACGGGTTCCGGTGGTGACGTGCAGCTCGCGTCGACGTCGCTGCAGACGACGGTTCCCGTTGACCTTTCTGCGATCACGATCACGATTCCGCAGGTTTAGCCGCTAGGAGGCGTTCGTGTCGTTCACCACTTGGAACAGCGCCGTTGCCGCCGCTAAGGCTGGGACCGGGCGGGCGAAGATCCTCGTGGTGGGCGACTCGATCGCTGAGGGTGAGAACGCGTCGAGCCGCGCTACCCGGTGGCTGGATTCGCTGGTCGCGAAGATGCGGTCGGACTTCGGCCTGACCGCTGCGGGCGGTCAGGGTTTGACGCCGGCCGGCGGGTACGCCACCTACCTTGACAGCTCGGAGCCGTGGCGGAACCCGTGGACTGTTACCGGTACGGTGAGCACCGGTCAGGTCGGCACGATGCAGGGCGACAAGGGCGCGTACCTGAACTCGGGTGCGTCGATCTCGCGCACGGTGACGGGCGATTCCGCCGACCTCGTGTACTTCGGCGTCTCCACGGGCCTGTCTGGCATCACCTGGGGCACCATCACCATTGCGGTGGACGGCACCACCGTCGCCACGGTGTCTCCGACCGCTGCCGGGGCTCAGAAGCCCGGTCAGATTTACCATTTCTCGCTCGGCACTGCTGGCACGCACACGGTCAAGTACACGGCCACGGGCGGCGCGGTGATGATCGACGGCGACGTGATCTACAACGGCGATTACACCGCCGGCATCACGTACTGGGACGCGTCGCACACCGGCTACACGTCGTCGCAGGACATTACGATGATGGGCACCTCCGGTGCCACGTCCGGGTCGACTACCGGGAACTGGGCTGGCTGGTCGAACTTCGCCCCGCATCTGGTCATCATCGATCAGGTCGGCGGTAACGACCTCGGCGACGGCACGAACACGCCGTCGCAGGTCGCGTCGAACCTGACGTCGATGCTGAACGCGTTGAAGGCGTTGCCGTCGAGCCCGTCGATTCTGGTGTTCGCGCCGATGCGGACGCCGGGTGTTGAGAGCGAGTCGAACGGCAGCTACACCATCGCCGACTATGTGTCGGCGTGTAAGACGGTCGCTACGGGTGCGGGAACGTCGGTCAACTGGCTCGACCTGAACGACGTGTACCCGTACGCGTCGATTCCGTCTTCGTGGACGACGGGCGACTCGCAGCAGCAGCACCCGAACGACACGGGCCAGGCGGCAGAAATGTCGACCATCGCCGGGATCATCGAACCGGCTCCGACGTCGACCACGGGCACCGCATCTGTGACGGCCGGATCTCCGACTGTTTCCGCGACTGGTTCGGAAACCGACTCGGGTTCGGCAGCCGCGACACTGGGGAAGCCTGCCGTTGCGGCGACGGGCTCTGAGACGGATTCCGGTTCGGCAGCGGCCACCGCGCCTGCGCCCACCGTGTCCGCGTCCGGTTCGGCTGGTTCGACGGATGCCGGCTCGGGCTCGATCGCCGCTCCCGCGCCGACTGCGCACGCGACTGGCACCGAAACCGACACGGGTTCGGCGTCGGTGACTTCCGGTAAGCCGACTGTGGCTGCGACGGGTTCCGCGGCGGGTGTTGACGCGGGCACCGTGGCGGTGACCGGAGGTGCACCGCACGTCGCAGCGACGGGTTCCGAGACGAACTCGGGAAGCGCCGCGATCACGGCCGCGCGCCCTGTGGTCGCGGCCTCGACTCCTGCCGGTGCAGTCGCCCCGGTTGTGAACCCGAGCGGTAAGGGCATTTGGACGATCTACCCGCTCGCGAAGGGCACGCGCGCCCGCGCCTACGACCCCGTGTCGATGTACACGTCTCTGACGGTCGTGGAACGACACAACGTGTCGGGCGATTCGGGCATGAACGCCGGCACGTGGCAGATCACGGGTCCTAATGAGGCGCTCGCGGATCTCCTCGTCCCCGGCAATGCGGTGCTTCTGATCCGTGACGGCATTCGGATCATGTCGGGTCCGGTGACGTCGATTCAACGCGGTTACGCGACGTCGACGATCTCGGGTGTGGACGACCTTGAGTGCTTGAACGACCGGATCCTGTTCCCGGCGCCGACGCAGCCGATCACGAATCAGCCGCAGGCGTACGACAACCGTTCCGGCACGGCCGAGACGGTGCTGCTCGGGTATGTGAACGCGGATGCGGGGCCGGGTGCGTTGACGGCTCGAAAGTGGGCGGGTTTGCGCGTTCCGACGTCGTTGGGGCGCGGTTCGAGCGTGTCCATCTCGGGGAGGCTCGAACCGGTCGGCACCACCGTTTCCGATATTGCGGAGATGGGTGGCCTGCACGTCAGCATCCTGCAGAACGAAGACGCGTCGGGGCCGTTCCTTGACCTCGAGGTGCGGCAGGTCAACGACCTGTCGGCGAATATCCGGTTCGGCAGCAAGGCGGACTTCGCGGGTGTTGTTCTCGGAACGGACTGGTCGTACACGCTGACGCGGCCGACGGTGACGGACGCGATCGTCGCTGGTGGCGGTCAGGGCGTGAACCGGATCTTCGTTGAGCAGGTCGATTCGACGGCGGAGAGCCTGTGGGGCGCGAAGATCGAGAGCCTCGTGGATCAGCGTCAGACGACGGACAACACGCAGCTGACTCAAGCCGGCGCGTCCGCGATCTCGGATGGCGCGAACCCGGTGTCGGTGACGTTCACGATTACCGACACGGACGACATCAGGTATCGGCGCGACTGGAACGTGGGCGACACGGTTGGCGTGTTCATCGACGGCCTGAACCTGACGGCTCCGGTGCGTGAGGTGACGACGACGGTTCAGGTGCAGTCGGACCAGATGACGGAGACGGTTTCGGCGGTCGTCGGTGCCCGTGATTCCTCGAACTATGTGACGGCGACGAACGCCGCGGTCGCGAAGGCATTGCAGCAGCTTCAGCTGTTGCGCGCGAGCTAGGAGAGCCGATGGCTGAGCAGAGCTTCCCGATGGACGGGCAGAACTTCACTGATTCGCAGTGGGCGATCACCCAGATGGGACGAACCGGGATTCTCGGTACTGTTGCGGATAACCCGTATGCCGTGGCGTATTCGAACGGGACGATCACCGTTTCGCCGGCGACGACGTCCGGGGTTGCGCAGGCGCTCGTGAACGGGTTCGGGCATCAGATCGACGCGACGGTGAGTTTCCCTTTCACGGCGACGGGCGGAACGTATCTCGTCGGCATCCTGTTCACCCCGTCACCCGACGGGGTGACGCCGGCTACGGCGGCTCTCACTGTCGACGTTCAGGTGCACCTGACGGGTGCCGGGAAAGTGTTCCTGCAGCTCGCTTCGGTTATTGCGGCGCAGAACGGTGCGCCGCTGATCACGGACACGCGCCCGTACTTCGACACCGGCTGGGTGAACGTTCCGCTCGCGAGCAACTGGTCGCCATCGGGCGCGACGCCGCAATACCGAGTGAAGAACGGCTGGGTGACGTTCCGTGGGACTGCGGCCAGGAACGCAGACATCACTGTGCCTACTCAGATCGGCACGCTTCCTCTCGGGGTGCGACCGTCCGAGGCGATGTCTTTCCCGGCTGGGTCGGGCAATGCGTCGTATGCGGTGGTGACTATCGGCACGGACGGATCGATCACGATCACGCAGTTCAGCGGTTCGTCGCGGACGCTGCTTTTCGGCTTCCCGCCGTATTTGCTCAACTAGGAGGCGTACGTCATGACTGCTGTTATCGACATGTCCCGGTGGCAGGGCGTCTACTCGGTTGCCCAGTTCAAGTCGGTTCTCGCGTTCGGCGTCAAGCGTGCCGTCATCAAAGCAGGCGGCGCGGACTCGGGAACCTACAAGGATGCCGACCACGACGCGAACGTTGCGAACGCTCGCGCGGCTGGCCTTGGCATCGACCATTACTGGTTCAACGGGCCCGGCGACCCTGCCGCGCACGCGCGCCTGTTCCTGCAGTACGCGCAACCTCGCGTCGCCGACAAGCTCTGGTACGACATCGAAAACGAAGGCTCGATGCCGCACGCCACGCCGGCGAACGCGCTCACCTTCGGTCAGACGACGAAGTCCATCGCGGGCATCCTCGCCGGCCTCTACATGAGCTCGAGCGTCACCAAAGCGGCGGACTGGTCCGCGAATGTGGCAGCCGGTCAAGAGCTGTGGGTCGCTGACTATGGCGCGAACACCGGCTCGCCGGGAAAGGTGCCCACGGTCGGCTACTGGAAATCGTGGACCTATTGGCAGTACACGTCCGTCGCGCACATCGGCGCGCTCGGCCCACTCGACGAATCCCTCGCGAACGGTGCCGTCGTCACCGTCTCATCGACCACCCAGGAGGACGACTTGTCTGCATCGGAAGTTCAGCAAATCTCCGTCGACATTCAGCGCGGCACGCGCGCACGGCTGTTCTACAACACCCAGACCAAGAAGTATTTCGCGGTGAACTGGAACCTCCCGTCCGGTGACCCGTCGAAGATCCTGTACGCGAACGCGGGCGCGGGCCAGGTCACCTCCTGGTACAACTTCGAGCTCGTCGGCGACCAGACCGCGAATGCGATCAAGGTGACCACCGCTCAGGAGAACGAGATCATCGGCCTGGCGCACGGCACCGACTCTGCGTACAACGGTGCGCCGTCGCTCGCGAAGCAGGTCGAGTCGGCCATCGCGTCCGTCATCACTACGCAGTTGGCGAAAGTCAGTACGCCGACGATCAGCACTGCCGAGCTTCAGACCGCCCTGACGGCTGCGCTGAAAGAGGTCGGGATCACGATCGACGGGGCAGCGTTGTGGGCGGCAATGGCGCAACATGTCAGCGTCACTGTCGGTTCGAAGTAGGCGCATCGTGGTGCGTCAGGTGTTTCGACAACTGCGCGCGTGGTGGGCTGGCCCGGTCATCTTCAACAGGTTCGTGCTGTTCCTCGTCTACATGACCTGCGCGGCCGTAGGCGCCGGCACGTGGCTCGACACGAACCCGGACCTCCTGCTGCACGCAGTCGGCCCCGAGGTGACCGCATGGTGGGGCATCTTCGTGTGCGCGGCCGGGATTGTGGCAGCGGCCACCGTCACGTCCGAACGGCTCGAGAACTTCGAACGCGCGGCGGTGAGCGTGCTCGCGGCGATGATCCTCAGCTTCGTCGTAGCCGTCGTCAACTTCATGCACAGCGGAGGCGGCGACAAGACGGTGTACCTGCTCATCGCGGTCCAAATGAGCGTCGTCCCCGTAGCGCAGGCCGTGTTCTTGCACGTGCGCGCGGGGAGGAAGCATGCCGCCTGAAGTCAGTTCCATCGTCGGCGCGGGCACCATACCCGCCGCCATCGTCGCCACGTTCTACGGCCTCTCGTACCTACTGTCGAAACGGAAACCCCGCGAACCGCTCGAGCTCCCCGAAGTGATAGCGCAACGCCGCGACTACCGAGTATTCGTGCAACTCTACCAAGTCTGCGTCGGCATCATCGACCGTTTCGGGCACGCACCGGACCTCACAGACGACGAACGTGCCGTGCTCCGCGAAGCCCGCGACACGCTCATGCGCTAACCACCCAATCAAAGGAGTGTCATGACCACCAAGACAGTCATCCCCATCAGCCCGAAGGTGTTCACGGGCCTGCTGACCGCCATCGGTTGCGCCGCCGTATCCGGTATCGCCGCGTCGATCGAACCGTCCTGGTTCACTGGCCTTGGCGCTCTGCAGGCGCCGACGTTCGCGCTCGCAACGGGTGTTGTGTCGTCTGCTGCAGCCTGGTTCAAGAAGGAAGTAGCTGCGGAGGAAGTCACGGTCACGTCGACTCCCGCAGCACCCGCAGACAGTGCTCCCGCGCCAGCCGTTCCCGAAGCGGCGACCACATCAGCATCGGTACCGGTAACCATCGTCAAGTAGTACCCATAGAAACGCCCCGCACGGGTAGGTTCCTTCACGGAATCTCCTCGTGCGGGGCACTTTCCGCGTTTAACCCTACCGTCAATCACGCGCCCTTGAAGAACGCGGTGGGAGAAGTCCCGTCCACGTAGTTGATCGCCCACGTGCCACCGTGCGCCGCCGCAATAGGGACCTGCGCGCAAATCGAGAACGTACGCGACGCTCCCGAATACATGTCCGTCGCATCCGTCAGATCAGTGCTACCCAAGTCGCCGCACTGATCTGGATCGGCCGGGTAGGTGTTTCCATCCGAACCCACGTAGTTGAAGTTGAGGTCCGTTTCCGGATTCTCGGCGGTCTCGGAAGTCCCCGCATCGATCTTCACCGTTCCCAGCACATACGTTGTGCCGGGATCAGGCGCCTCATTCAGTTCGGGGTCATCCTGCTTGACGGTCGGCCACGCATCGCCGTTGACAGCCGTGAAGGTAAAGGTCCACATCGATGCGGGGTCATATTTCCCGGGAGTGTTCAATGGGAACGGGTTCGCGCGCGTTCCGAGCGCAGCCCTGGCTGTTGCCGTTGCGGTTGGTGTGGAAGCCGCTGCAACCGCGTGCGTTGGTGCGGGAGTTCCCTTTACCGGGCCTGACGCGGAGCACCCCGCGAGAGCCACGCCCGCGACGAACGCCAAGACGACAAGTCCTCGTTTCATGCGGCGGACGTTACGCCACATGTTGACACTTTAAAACCCCCCAATTCGGTATCACAGTGACACGATGCAGAACAAAAAGCCCCCGGCTCACTCTTCTCGAGCGGGTCGGGGGCCTCTCTGCGTCTACGAGCGGCACCAGTAGTTCGCGCAACTCGGCTCAGCGCAGCTCACATCGTTGATGCCGTGTTCTGGCAGCGCGACGAACACGTGCCCGCACTCGGCCAATGCCGGCGGCTGCGGGTACGCGTCAGCGATCGAGGTGGTGGATGAGGACAATTTGGTCGCTCCAATCGGTTCAGGCGACGGTGTTGCCGCCAGAGCCAGCCTCTCCCGAGAATCGGCACCGGCTTCAGGTTCCGGCACCAGGCTCGCGTTCCATGCCGCATCGCGGGCAGATGAACCGTGCCGCGTCGCTCGTCATCCTGGTCAACTGGACACCGCGACAGAGTTCGCACGTGGCCGGTTCGGTCGCGGGGGTCATGCGGCGAGACTAACCGGCACTGCCGACAGCGGGCAGTTCAAAGCCGACGCGCGTGAGTGTCCCTTGCAGGCTCGCGGCCATGCGCGTGTGCGCGTCGGGGAGCAAATGCCCGTAGGTGTCACTCGTCGTTTGGATTGATTCGTGTCCGAGGCGCCGTTGAATGAACGTGAGCGGCACACCGTCTGCGATGAGCCATGACGCGCCGGTGTGACGGAGATCGTGCGGGGAAGTGGTCGGGTCGATGCCGGCGCGTTTGACTGCTGGGGTCCAGTAGCGTTCGTAGAAGTTGGCTTGGTCGATCGGTCCGCCTTGGACTGCGGTGAATACGAACTCGTCGCGGTCGCCGCGCGGACCCATCTTCTCGATTACGTCATCCCACAACGCGATGGTGCGGCGCCCCATGCGCGTTTTCGGGGGCCCGAGTTTCTTCTTGCGACCCTCACCGGTCAGCTTCCACGCGCGAACAATGTTGACGGTAGGTGGTTCGCTGTCCGTGTTGACGTGACCCCAGGCGAGCGCGGTCGCTTCACTGAACCGGCACTGCGACGAAACGAGGAACTCGACGAACCCTTTGAACCGGTCGTCCATCGCTTCGTACAGCTTGAAGTAGTCGGCTTTGCTGAGGAACACCGGCTCTTCTTTGAGGCCCTGGGGGATGGGCGCACCCTTGGCGACGTTCTTGTGGATCAGGTCGCGTTGGTTCGCCGCCTCGAGCGCCGCCGACAGAACCGAGTGCATGTTCTTGATCGTCTTCGAGCTGTACATCTTCGGCTTGTTGTGGCCGCGCGGACTCTTGTGCGTCTGCTCGGCCTGCCATTCGATCCACGCGCCGACGTCTTCGCGTTGGAGCGTGTCGAGGGGCACGTCGCCCAGGTAGGTCAGGAATGACCGTTCGGCCATGCTCAGGTACCGTTTCCGGGTCATGGGTTCGATGCCGGTGAGGATGCCGGATTCGCGGTCGAGGTATTTGCGTGTCCAGTCGCGCAAGGTGAGTGGTTCGGCGCGTCCTTCGCGGCGTTCCCATGTCGTAACTGCGTTCGACCATCCGAGCCTGTCAGCGAGCCGTTTGAACGCGTCCGCGTCATCCTCTTTGACGAACGATTTCTGGACCTGCTTGCCGCCCGCACGGCCCATCACCCGCCACGCAATCTCACCCGTCGAGAGCCTGCGCGGATGAACGCTAGCCATTGGCGCGCGCGCGAAGCCACTCGTCTGTCGGCATCCCGAGCGTCTTCTTCTCTTGCACGAGCGTCCAGTACGCCGCATCTGCCGCGTCCAGCAGCGCCTGCTTGCCTACTTCGGCATCGTGCTTGGTAAGCCAGCGGTCGAACTCCGCCAGATCCGCGTCGCTCGTTTCGTAGGTACTGAAATCTACCGTGGCGTAGCGATTGCGCACGTCGTCTGTGTCTGGCACGAACCCCTCAACCATGGGATCTCCTAGCGTGTTGGCGTGTTGTTGGCTTTAGGCCAACACGCGGAGCGAACTTCCGCGCCATTACTAGGGTATCAGGGTGCGGGAAAAGGGACTTGAACCCTTTCTGGAATTCCAGATCAGATCGGCGTTTCGCCCTAGAAAACACTGGGCAGAACGACCATCGAAGCCTATCAGCGCGGCAACACAGGAACCTCTGATTTTCGCCGGTTTTCGGGCACCGTCGACGGTCGGTGTTGGCGCCGCCAACACGAATTCAGCCCCTCGACCGGCGCAGAACCTTCGCCAAATCGACCCCCAACGCATCCGCCAACCCCACCGCAACCCAAAGCGGCATCACCGCATCACCACGCCAATAGCGGTGCACCTGACGCCGCGAAACGTCAATCGACTGCGCCAGCTCGTCAACTGTCATACCCGAACGGCGCTGCGCTTCCCGGATCGCATCAACGATGACACCAGCGGTTCTGAACGCTCGGGAACGCCTGGACTCGGGCACCAGCGAAACATAGGGACACCGTTACGCCAACGCGCCCGAAGCAACACCGATTGAGACTGATCCGTCTCACCCCCACTTAGAGGGGAACGCGCCCATCCGACCTTCTCAATGTCGGCGATGCAACCTACCTTCGAATCAGGGCGCACGGAACCGCCCACGCTTCAAGGGGAAAGCAATGCCGACATCTGCCAGGCTTGAGAAAGCCGTCCAGTTCATCCACGCAACACCGGAGTTGACGTTCAAGCAAGGCAGAATGTTGGCGGACATCGCAGGCGTGACGTTCGAGGAGCTTGTTACTGCGCTCTGCGCTTCGCTTCGTCAAGCAGCCAATTGAAGTCGAGGCGCAGGTCGGTGGCCAGTCGCGCTGCCGCGATTAGCGGTATCTCGCGCCGCTCGTCGATGCTCGTGCGACCCGGCAGGCCGAGGTAGCGCTCGAGGGCGGCTTTGCTGACGCCGGCCACTTTCATCAGGTGGGCTCGCGTCTTGCCTTGCTCTTCAGCGTTCTCGCGGAGTATGTCGCCAATGGCGAGAGCTTCCGGTTCGCGTTTCGTCATGGACACAAAATAGCGTCCAATTGGCGGAATCTCCCAGGGGCTTGACGAAACCTTGAGGCTTGTGTGAACGCGCGCGAGATCCACGCGCGACTCGCTTGTGTCTAGCCGACAATCACGGTCCTCCAAAGCGAGGACAAATTACATCAATGTCATGCTTGCAATGTCCAAATAGACGTGCTTCCATATCTGCATGGACAACGGATCAGCGAAAACCGCCGAATACCTCAGCAACGTAGCTGACGCCAACGGCGAAGACCTCGCAGACCTTCTCAAATCAACAGGCATCCGCCTCACCAACGTCGCGCAGATCGGTGTTGGTGCCGCGATGAAGCTCCGCGACAACTACGGGGCGAACCCGTACGACTTCTACAGGGCGATCGAAGCGGACGTGGAGGCGAGCCGATGATGACCACCGCCCAGCTCGCCGTCGCGCTTGCGTGCACTGAGCAGACGGTTTCCCAGTACGCGAAGCACGGCAAGATTCCGGGTGCCGTGAAGGTCGGCAATAAGTGGCGCTTTCCCGATGACGTGATCGAGCGCATGGCTGCCGCGCAGGCCAACCCGCATCTTCCGCGGCCCCGCAAGAGGCGCGCCGCCTGACCTGGCAACGCCGGTTCGATTCCGGCATCAGGCGCTGATATAGCCCTCCCCACGACCACCCAAGGCCAATGCGGGGGAACGGCGACGAATAACGGCAGACGCGACCGATACCGGGTGTGGTGCGGAGGGACTGCGACATATGAGAGGCCGGATGGTTAGCAACCTCCGGGACGCGGGTGCAGCGGCAATCAGCACCAATGAGGCAACCGGGCTGAGCAACACGGTTGGACGCGGCCCGCGGCATGGGGCATCAGAGGCAGACGAGATGTGCAACACGTCTGGACGTTGGCGCACGGCATAGCGCTCGGGCGAATGGTTGCAGCACGGTTCGATTCCGTGCCGCCCGCATGAAGGTAACCACTCAGGAAGAGCTTGACGCGGCTCTCAGCAACAAGCGCGTCACGGAAATCAGCATCGAGTCGCCTTCCGGGGTTTGGCTCACCATCTCGGATAATCAGGACAAGTCCGTCACGGCGTACGGCTCCAGCACGGTCACGGCGTACGGCTCCAGCACGGTCAGGGCGTACGACTCCAGCACGGTCAGGGCGTACGGCTCCAGCACGGTCACGGCGTACGGCTCCAGCACGGTCAGGGCGTACGACTCCAGCACGGTCACGGCGTACG